AAATACTTTAATAAAGTAGTTGAGTACTATGCTAACGATGAGCTACCGGAATATCAAAGCATACACATGACAACAAATTTAAGTCCAGGACAAAAATGGTGGGCTAATTTTATTGACAATACTCAGCATCTAAAACGCAGAAGTATAACAGCAAGCTATCATGCAGAGTTTGCAGATGAACAAGAGTTTGGAGATAAATGTCTCCAATTAATAGAAGGAGGAGTATATGTTACGATCAATCAAGTTATGGTTCCTGAAATGTTTCAAGAGCTTTACGAACGCTTGGAACGATTTGCCGCCAGAGGTATTAACGTCACTCTCAAGCCCCAGTCCGATCCAACCGCCTCCCACGTGGTACATGGATACACTGAAGACCAGATCACAACAATGCGACAAGGATTCCCTCAGCACTGGAACGGAGAGCAAATTGCACAAATCGAACTCAAAGATGCTCAAGGAGTAACTTACGAGTTAGATCAAGCAGAACGATTTAATGCGTTTGGATTTAACAAGTTCAAAGGCTGGGAATGTAATGCAGGATATCAAGGAATTGTAATACGTGAAAACGAAGTAAAACGTAGTTACAGTTGTCACGAACAACCACTTGGCACACTTTCTGAAGGCTTTAATATATTCGACTCACCTCGCAAGTGTGTTACGCCTACATGTGTAAGTAGTGCAGATAGTAAAATACCAAAGAGGAAATTATGAAGTTTGGAATATTAGGATACGGGTACGTTGGCAAGGCAACACATTTGGGGTTATTAAACAATCAAAAGTGTATCGTCCATGATACTATATTTGAATCTAAAAGAACAATATTAAAAGATGCTGATACAATATTTGTATGCATACCAACAGCAACACAGGCAGATATTAACACAGTAATATCTGAAATAGCTCAAATACAAGAATTTAATCCTTCTGCAACTTTTATTATTCGTAGTACACTACCTTTAGGAGCATGTAAAAGAATTCAAGAATATGTAGGAGATATTATCTACATACCAGAATTTCTACGTGAACGTTATTGGGAAACTGATTGCTTAAAACGTCCATTAGTTGTAGGTAGTGATGGTGTTATTTTGCCTGAATGGTTGTTACATGAAGATATCAAAATTTGCTCTACACAAGAAGCAGAACTTGTAAAAATGTATTCTAATAACTTTGCTGTAATGCGTATCGCATTTGCTAACGTATTCTATGATTTAGCACAAGATATAAATGCTGACTATAGTAAAGTATTAGATATGTACTTAGATGTACAACAGGATCAAACATATATGGAAGTTCCTGGTCACGACGGAACAAGAGGCTTTGGAGGCAAGTGTTTGCCTAAGGATTTAGATTTTCTTATTGAAACACTTGACGAAAAGGGTATTGACCAAAATTGGTTTAAACATATTAGAGAGTTGAATAAAGGATGGCAAAAAAAGTTTTAACAGGACACAAAGGCTTTATAGGTAGTCATTATTACAATTATGTAAAAGACACGTATGATGTATATCCTTATGATCAAAAAGACGGCGACGATAAAAATTTAAGATACCCAAGTGTAACTAACAACATGCCGGATTGTAATACTGTAGTACATCTTGCAGCAACAAACGGCACAAGATTGTTCTACCAAAATCCTACAGATGTTTGTATCAATAACACACTGCCTACTATTAACTTGATTGAACGTTATAGAAACACTGATACAAAGTTTGTATTTGCTAGTACATGCGAAATATTCAACAGCACAATAGACAACGGTTACTACCATGTACCTACTGACGAAGCAGTACCAGTTATGTACAACGACATTACTAATCCACGTTGGAGTTATAGTATACCAAAAGCACTAGGCGAAAACCTAGTTGCTAATAGCGGACTTGAGTATCTTATCATACGCTACTTTAATGTATACGGTCCAGGACAAATAGATCACTTTATAAATGAGTTTGTAGAACGTTGTAAACAAGGCGAGTACTATATCAAAGGCAACGACACACGTAGTTTTTGTTATGTTGACGATGCTGTGCGTATGACAGATATACTAATACAAACTGCTAGTAATCAAACAGTAAATGTAGGACAGGACGTTGAGACACGTATAAGTGTTGTAGCAAAACTAATTATGGGCTATATGGGTATCAACCCTGACAGATTAGAAATACGTCCCGGTCCAGTTGGAAGTGCTACACGTAGATGTCCTGATACTACGATAGTACAAACACTTACAGGATTTAAAGATTACACACCACTTGAAGTTGGATTAAAAAAGACATTGGAAAGTCTAGTATGAAGATTGAAATAGAAGACGTATTATTTTGGATGGACGCTATCCGTAACAGTGATGATAGATATCGTACCCTTGAAAGTTTTTGGAAAGGGCAAGTTAACAGTAAAGTTTGGCTTGCAGAAAACTTAGTAGGATTTGTGCCTGTTAAACCGTTAGACATTGTGATATACGGTGGATGGAACGGTGTGCTGGCAAGTATACTCTTTAACTCTAACATAGCTGTAAACAGCATTACAAGCGTGGATATAGACCCTGTGTGCGAAGATATAGCACACACAGTAAACAAGCGTTATGAAATGGAAGGTAAGTTTAGTGCTGTAACAGCAGATATGTGCGAATACACTAGTGATGCTGATTTAGTTATTAATACAAGTTGCGAACATATTGCACAAGAACAGTACGAACAATGGTTAAACAACCAACCAGACGATGCAGTATTTGTATTACAAAGCAATAACTATTTTACACACGATGAACATGTTCGTTGTGCTATAGATTTAACAGACTTTACACGTATGAGTAAGGTAAAGCCATTTTATAGAGGAACACTTGATACTCCTAAGTATGAACGCTACATGATTATAGGTAAAAAGAAATGAACTATTGGTACGATAAAGAAGGATCACGTTTAGGAGACTTTCAACGAGAAGTTGAATCCAAAGCAAGTTGTACCTTCTGTGTACTTCCGTGGATACATTTAGCAACACGACCTAACGGAGATATGCGACTTTGTTGTACAGCCAATGCTAGTGGAGCAGGAGTTGATCACGAAGTTGGACTTGTTAAAATGGAAGACGGCAAACCTGCAAACTTTGCACGTAACACACCTTTAGAAGCATTTAATAATGACTACATGAAAAGTGTACGTAAGACAATGTTAAAGGGAGAAATACCAGCAAGTTGCACAGGATGTTTTAATGAAGAAGCACAAGGAATTGTTAGTAAGCGTATTTGGGAAACCGCTACATGGATGAAAGACGAAGGTGTTGATATAGAGGAACTTATCGCCCAAACTAATGAAGATGGTACAGTTCCGGAGAAACTACAGTATTTAGATCTACGCTTAGGACATACATGTAATATTAAATGTGTAATGTGTAGTCCACACGATTCAAGTAAGTGGGTAGCAGATCATAAAAAACTTATTCCTGTATTACAAGACCCAGAAGTAAAAAGACAAATGCAATGGGACCGAAAAGAATTTAATAACAAGTGGCACGAGAAAGAATCGTTTTGGAAAGAGATGTATGCACAAATACCTAATCTAAAACAAGTTTACTTTGCTGGCGGCGAACCTTTAATGATTAAAGAACATAAAATGTTTATCGAAGAAATCATTAGGCAAGGTTATCAAGACAATGTATTGTTACGTTATAACTCAAATGGTATTCTTGTAGATGAAGAATTAATTGAGCTATGGTCAAAGTTCCGTAAAGTTAAATTTGCAGTTAGTGTTGATGCAAGTTTTGAACGTGACGATTATATACGCTTTCCTGGAAAGTTTTCAGAAGTAGAACGCACTTTGCATATGTTAGACAACACACCTGATAACATACACGTTAGTATGGCAACAGCGGTACAAATATTCAACATCAAACATATTCCAGACTTTTTAAAATGGAAAGTAAACAGTAACTTTAAGAAGATGAATGTTGGTTTAATAAATGGTGTAACAATGGGTGGCGGCTTAGTTAATGCACACTTAGTTCACATACCTACTTTCCTTAACATTACAATATTGCCAGAACAAGATAAACAAGAAGTGCGTGAACGTTTTGCAGAACTTAAAACATGGCTATGGGACAACTATACACAAGACGATGAATTTTGGATACACAACCCTAAAGGCTGGCGTCAGTGGGAAGGATTGTTAGCACACATGGACTCAGCGGATAACAGTCATCTACTTCCAGGATTTAAAGAATACGTAAACAAACTAGACGCAATTCGTAAACTAGATGCAGCAAAAATATTTCCGGAGCTATCGCATCTGTTATGATTAAACAAGTAATAAACTCACAAGATTCTAAAACACTTCGTATTGAATACATGATTGGCAATACTTGTAATCACAAGTGTTGGTATTGTTTTAAAGGTTCAAATGAAGGTGAGTTTAGATGGACTGATGATTTTGATGCTACTACTAAAAACTTTTTTCATCTATTAGATCATTATAAAAAATATGGTAAAGAAAGATTTGAAATACATATTGTAGGCGGCGAACCTACACTATGGCCTGAATTAGGTAAGTTTACAAAACTTCTTAAGGAAAAATATAACTCTTGGGTTAGTATTAGTACTAACGGTTCTCGTACTTTAAGATGGTGGGAACAGTACGGACAATATTTTGATGATGTAATGATTAGTGTACACCACGAATATGCTGATATAGAACATTTAAAAAAAGTAGCTGACATAGTTTACAAGCAAGGACCTGTTGTAAATGCAATGGTACTAATGGATCCTTTTGCTTGGGGTAAATGTATAGACATAGTAAAGCAATTACGTACCAGTAAATATAGATGGTTTATAAATGCAATGGAAGTTATGCACACTACTATTGATTATACGCCAGAACAATTAAAATATATAAGCAAACCAGTAAAAAGATTTCCTAATCCTATATGGATATTAAAAAAATTAAAAAACTTAAAACGTGATCCTAAAGTTGTATTAGATAATGGCAAAACAAAAACTGTAAATAGAAATTGGATTGGATTAAACAAGCAAACCAATTTTAAAGGTTGGCTGTGTAATATTGGTGTAGACAATCTTTACATTGACAAAGACGGTAGAGTTACTGGAGCATGTAGAACAGTACTATTTGAAAATTATAATATTAATGATGTAGATTTTATACAAAAATTTAATCCAGTAATTAAACCTAAGATTTGCGATATAACTTTTTGCGGATGTCAGCCTGAACAGTTATTAGATAAGATTAAGATAGTATCTTTGTAAGAGGAATATCAGCAGCACACGTACACCATTTGCGTGTGCATGTAATAGGAGCAACAGGTGATTCAAATGTGCCGTTGTAAATATTACCTAAACTACCACCTACTCTACAAGTAGCACGATGTACTTCACCATCCCAATTAATCATTAAACTTTCTAGACCAGCATTACACTGCCAACCTTCGAACTGATTTAACTTGTGTTTGATAATATCGTTAGCATGTATCTTATTTTCTTCGTCTACTACACAGTTTGCTTTTACAGTTGCCGTTTTGCTTAGTACCCATTTAAGATCTTTTTCTTTATAACGCATATCGTCAAACCAGTCACGGTCATCAGCTTCGGTCCATCTTATACGTCTGCACACATATGGAATATTATGACTATCTAATAGTGTTGCAGTTTCACGTACTTTGTCCATATACTCATGATGTGCCATTAAGTTAACTTGAAATAACGTAGGCATGCCTTCCATGTCAAGTAACTGTGTATACTTAACAATATTTTCAGCAACTCGTCGATTGTATTCATTATCAAAATGCAAACTAAACACCCATTGATTGACTGGTTGTTTGATATACCATTCCGCGGGCCGCAACCCATTAGTAGTAACACTTATCCACTCTAACCTTGCTTTAGCACATTCAAGTATCTTGTTGATCTTAGGATGTACAGTTGGCTCACCACCAGTTAAACTAAGACGAATAGGCTTGCCTATCTTTTCTAATTCGTAGATAGTATTAACCATAACATCTAAGTCAGTGTGTGGCGAAAAGTTGTCGTGTATTTCTGCAGGACAATATGCACAATCTAAATTACAGCGTTTACCAATATTCCATTCAACATGAATACTAGTATGATGTCCCCAACGACTTTCTACTTTAAACATACGGTCTAAACTTTGGATTAGCTGCAAGAAAGTCTTGCCCACGAGTTTTATCTAAACGTCGATTAAACTCTATGCAGTCTTGCCAATGTGTAAGGTGCATGTCTTTTGCTTCTAAAAAGTTAATATTATCTTGTATTTGTTGTAGTGTAACTTTCTTAATAATATCGTTTTCTTTTACTAGTTTATAATCTAATACTTTAGTTTTCATTTGTTCTAAACGATTAACTACTTCAGTTTTTAGCAGTTGTGGAAGAACTTGCGCACTAAGTGCCATTGGATAGTTTACTCTATGCGAATAAAATATAATACCCATTTCTTCTAAGAAGTATTCAATAACTTTGTCAATTTGCATAATATTGTTTGCTTGTACAGTAAACGCACCTACTACTCTACTTACATTAGGAAAGCTCTTAAACACTTTGATGTTTTCTTCTATTTCGCTAAACTTACCATTACCTCTAATATACTCGTAGACATCGTGTACACCGTCTATACTTACATTTACAGCAACACTTTTAAACTTAGGCCAATAGTCGTGTATAGTACGTCCGCCTTTGATACCTAGTGTAGTGCCGTTTGTAGCATACTTAATTTCAATATTATCACCATACGGTGCAAGTTTGTCTAGTATTTTGTAGTGATATGGATCCATTAAAGGTTCGCCACCTGCAAACTCTACACGCCTAAAGAATGGTAGTAACTTTTCAAAACTTGTCCACCAGTTATCACTGTTGTCAAATGGGCCAATATACTGTCCTGGCTTGTTTACTAGTTTGTCTACAATTGGTATTAATATATTATCTTCTTTTTTGTAAAACTCTGTTACTTGATCCCAATCTTTCCAGCTTGTACTGTCCAAAGGATTACACATACGACACTTTAAATTACACAAGTTATTGAGCTTAATCTCCATTGTAGGAAGTTCAAACGGCATTGTGTAATCGTCGTCTAAAGCGTCTAATGCATCAGGGTATAAGTTGATCCTAGCTTCAGGTATTACTCCTGCTATATGACGCTGTCGTAAGCTCTGTACACCCTGATCTTCAAGATCAAAGCACGGTTTACATACCTCTGGACGCTCGTCATTAAGTACTTGTCTACGTACTTCACGCATAGCATCGCCATTCCAAACTTCTTCTAACGTTTCATTTTGTATATAACCAATCGGCGCACTACGACAGCATACCTTAATGGCTCCGTCTTCCCTAGTAGCTAATCCTGTAAAAGGATGCATACAGAATGTACAACTTTTAGACATTATCTATTCCCCATTGACGTTCTTTGCACCAAAAACATTCTCCACATTCTGGTACATGTTGTCCTGGCGTATATGTAGTATAATCCAAACCTTCAAACTCTCCTTCGCAACTACGAGTAAGATTTAATAAGTCTACGATATCGTTTTCGTAGTACTGCCGTATGATCCAATCCTTTTTAGTATACACGAAAGGATGACAAATGTCAACCCCGTTATGTACAAAATGAGGATCTAGCACACCTTGATTACGTTCTTCCATTTCTCCAGGTATAGATATATCAGGATTCATATTTACACCTGCATAAAGTGCATCTAGTTTATATTTGTTTGCAATAAATTCATTGTGACTTCTAAGTATAATTCTATTGCCAGGTTTCATTTTACCATATTCGTCTTCAATTAGAGTAGTATTAGGTTCTTCCATTTCAGGCGGCACTAAGTTTCTGTGTACATAGAAGTTATTATCAAACCGATATCCAAACCAGTCAATAACTTCTTTGGCAATATGTTCTTGCCAAGGTCTTGTCCGCCATAATCGTATTTGATTAGTAAAGTGAATATCTGCTTTAGTATTACTACAAATTAAGTATGCAAGTAATGCACTATCAGCACCGCCACTTATACTAATACCAATACGTTTCCAAGTGGAGTTTAAGTATAATTCCATAATATTATTTACCAGGAAAAACACCCATATAACTCAGAAGCGGTAAATACTTTATGCTTGAGAAAACACCATATAGTACAATATTAAGTAATATTGATATAATTCTTAATAAAGGAAAGCATGATCTTACAGAACCAACGGGTGACTTTTTTTATGATCCCTGGAAATTAAAAGAAGAATTTGTTGGAACTTGTTGGGATAGTGTACTAAAAACTTTGCCTTCTGGAATCGGACAAGCACGAATTATAGTTTTAGAGTCGCCAAGTTGTTATAACAAACACGCAGACATCGATGATAGGTACCATTTAAATTTGTCAGGAGATGAAGCATACTTGATAGATTTACAGTCTCAAGAAATGTTCAAACTTAATACAGACGGTAACTGGTATGAAATGGATGCAGGACGTTTACACACTGCTATAAGCGTAGGTAGCGAATATCGTGTTCAACTTGTAGTTAGAAAACTTTTAAAGCGTAACGCTCTAATTAAACCAGTGGAAGTTACAATAACTAGTAGAGGTCATAACTCTAGATTTAAATTTGATAACGTTCTAAGCCCTTGGTTAAATCGTGCAAACAAAAGAGGCATTATAACTAATTTTGTACATGATGGTGCAAGCGTATACTTTGACATCGAAGACTCATGCGTTGGAGAGTTAGAAAAAGTTATACCACAGGAATTTACATATGAATATAAATGATTGGAACCCTTATCTAAAATTAGATCCGGACGGATATCCTTGTATGGCTCAGCAGACTTACGAACCATTAGTAAGTCCAGACGGTAAAACGTTTTGTAAAAACTATGCATTTCCAAATGAGTATCAGTATATAGAGGAGAAAGATCGTCCGTTATATACTGATGAAGTTGCAGAATGGTTCTTTTTTAATGAATTAACATATTTAGAATTATTTAAAGACAAACCTTATGCTCCGGAAATACTTGATATTGATTATAAAAATAGAAAAATATTTTTAAAATGGTATGGTAAAAGTTGTAATCAAATAATATATGGTTCAGACATTTGGCCACAAGGTGACTGGCGCCAACAAATTAAAGAGATTATTTTAGATCAATGGGACGAAGGTGTTTATAAGTTAACAATGTATCCGCACTGTCATTATGCTGACAGTCAGGGGCAGATGCGAGCTATTGATTGGTATGGATGTGTACCTATTGACAAACCTTACATAGAAGAAAAGTATATGCAAGGTATAATACATGATACAGCACAGTTTAGATTAGAAGAAACAGGTAAAGCTGTAGACAATGTATTAAATTTAGAAACTATGTTCAAACGTAGTTTAGGCACTCATGTACTTTGGGGAAATCAAGACATGAGTTATATATACAAGGAATTATTTAATGTCTGAATATTTTGGAACTACAAATAATATTATAGACTGGGAGCCTATTGTAGACATATGTAAAAAGTGTACAACCGGTGATGTTAATACTCCAGTTGGTGTAATTGATAGAAGTGAAGCAGATGCCGAAGGCACATTGTTAGAAAGCTATAGAGGTATTATGAATACCTGGCTTGATGCAGGTTACAAACTAGAAGAAATAAAATGGGTTGACTATTATCCTGGAGAACATTTTGATATAGAAATACAGAATAAGTTTGCTGAAATTGTAAATGCACAACCATTGAGAGTTTTTGTAAGTGATGTTGCTCCAGGAAACAATGTACCTTATCATTGGGACGTTGAAGATAACGAAGAAGAATGGTTAGCACAAGGCGAATTAAAACGTTGGGTATGTTTTATGGACAAACCTCGTTGGGGAAGCGTGTTAATATTAGAGGACGAAGCATTTCATAATGTAGAGCAAGGCAAGATATACGAATGGGATAATTATCGCAGTTATCATGCAGGAACTAGTATGGGTATTCATCACCAGTACCTGTTTCATTTTTTAGGAAGGCCAAACAAATGAAAAATTTAGGAGTATGTGATACTATTGATT